CAGGATCCATACCACACTCTGCCATAGCTTGTGCAATAGTACATTCTTTAAATCCAAAATCCATCTTAGTATCTAGTCTAGCACCGCACTCCATAGCTTTGATCAATTTAGCTTTAAGTTTTGCCATACTACTACCTTCTGCAACAGGTGCAGGTTGTGCGGGAGCAGTCATATCGGGGGTCGCTGCTGGCATTGCTGATGCATCAGGTGCAGGAGCTGGCATTTCAGGTGCAGGAGCTGGCATTTCAGGTGCAGGAGTTGATGGAATCTTTTCTCCGCCAACTGGATTGTTTGAATCAATGTTGTCTAATTCTTTGCTGGCAATAATGTGCTGTGCAATTTCTTGTGCACCGGGAGCAAATGGTTCGTTGATCTTGTCATCAGCTAGGTCTGTAAGATACATCTTAATAGCAGTACCAACATCATCGTTATCAGTTAGCCCTTTTAAATATTCTTTAGTAAATACTTCACTATCAATAATACCCTTTAAGCTAAGAGCAGCATTGATACCGTCAACCCCTGGCTGTAGCCCGCCTGCTAATAAATCTTTTAATTTATCAACTGCTTGTGCTTGTCTAGCAACATCCTTACTAAACAAATCATTGTGTCCTTCTGCACTTTCTACATCTTCACTAACAATGCTATCAAGGAATGCTTCAAATTGATTTTCATCTAAATCAAGAGATGCACCGAATTTCTTTTCGCGCTTAAACTTAACACCTAAAGCACGGTCGGCTTTGTTTACTTTTGATTTGTCTAATTTTTCATCTTCTTCATCATCAAATGTAGATGGATTTTCTTCGTAATCAGTTTTGGTATGTTTAATACCATGTTTTGTTTTTTCAACTTTACCACCCTTGTGTGTGGTGAATTCTTCTTCGTCCTCGCCAAGTATATCTTCTGGCGATAATTCTTTAACTGGAATTTCACTCTCGTCTACTAGACGGAAAATGTATGGGAAGGCTGTACGTAATTCTTCATTGAATGTGCGAATTGTTAGTCGATCAATCCAGTCACTCATAATTTCTTCTGGAATCATTTGCTCTTCACGATCTTCAAATGACTCTGCAAATTGTTCGTAGTATGCTGGGCGTTGTAAGTTGTGGACTTCTTTTTTAACAGCTTCAATGCGTTCCATTACTTTAGTAGTAATATCGCCCATTGCTTCACTTAGTGTTTCGTTGCGGCTAACATAGCCTTTGAATTTGCGTAGCTGTGCCAACTCTTCTGATAAACTAGTGATATGTTTACCAATTGCATCGTATGGAATACCGCCATGCTTTAAATGTTCTGCTAGAGCACGAGCACCATTGAGATGCTTGTATGGATATTTAAAACGCTCGCCTTGTGCATTTTCTACGTAGATACTTTCAATATGCATTGTACGACCGGCTGCTAGGTCAGTGTTAACTGGTTGGCTATGTTTGATGACCAAACGTGCTTCACCTAGATCTTGATAGCTAATTCTATTAGTACCGTATAGTTTACTTTCCATCATTGGAGTTTGTTGCATAACTGGTTCTTCCTTGGGCTTGGCTCTAAATGCATAATCACGTTTGTCTAATTGATCTTTTCCGGTATTTTGTACATCAAAATTTAATAGGCGATCTTTGGCAAATTGTCTAAAACTGCGAATGAAATTAAATGCACCTGGATGTTTATGATCAGCTAGATTTCCACTAACTTCTAATACAACACCCTCATTTTCATCTAAGGTGATTGAAATTGTTCCTAGATTTTTTCCAGCTTCTTCATACTTAAATGAAAAGAAGCGAGCCTTAGGAATATCTGCTTTTCTACTTAAAACAGTGCCATTTTCATCGCCTATTTCAATGTTAGGAAACCGTGTTTGTATTTTGCCATACAAATCTAGTGCTATTCTGTTTAAATTCGTGTTCATGTTATATTTATCACAAGCCTGTTGATATGTATATTGGCAAAGGAAGATCTAGTTCTTCTTCAGACCAGTCACTACTAACCTTTAAATGCTCAAATACTCTAGGATCCCACTCTGCTAGCATTACACTCATGCGTATTATCAATAATAGTGCAGCTACTAGATCGTCATGTTCCCCTACTTTTGCTTTAAAACTTGTACCGGCAGCAATATAGGTTTTAAGTTCGCTGATCAAAGGTCGGCTATTTAACGTCATCTTATCTTCTTCAATCAAGTACTTTACTTTGGCACACGCTGATATTTTGTTACCAAACGTAGTATTAAATCCTTTACGGAATTTCTTGACGTGCCCTTTGCGTAGGGGTTCTGATAGGAATAATCCCGGAAATGTTTCTTCGCCTAGATTATCTATAACAACCAGTGCGCTTTCGCCTACCGTGTTATTTTCTACCGACCAATAAATGCTATCGTAGTTTTCAGAGCCAATTTCGTCTTGGATGTACTTTAGGATATCCCGGAATATTTTAACCTGACCTTGTATAGGTGTTATATTATGTTGCCACTCTGCTACCTGGGTCATCGATGGCATTTCAAAAACTTCAATAGCACCGTAGTCTCCACCTGTACCTAGGCTAGGATCTAATGCTGCTAGATAGATGTGTCCAGGTTCTGGTTTCTTGTACCAACGGACTTGTCCCATTTTAAACAAGGGTTCGCGTCCTGGTAGTTCTGCTAATTTTAGACTATTAATAAGCGTTTCATCGTAGACTAGGAATTCGCAACCATATTCACGGCGGAAACGTTCTTCACCGATACGTCCTAGCTCTACTGCTTTCCATTCGTCGCCGCGATCTGGATGTTCGAACCATTCTGCACGGAATCCGTGGAAACCGTTTTGTCCTAGTCCGTCAGTACGTTCATCACCGTATTCGTCAAATTTATTTTGACTGTCTTTCCAAATGATAGCAAACTCATCTTCGTCTGAGTTAGGTGTTGAGGTAATAATTGCACGACCACCAGTTGCTAGTGTTGGTGAGATCGATGTCCAAAATTCTGTGGCAATATTAGGTTGCACAAAGGCAAACTCGTCGCAATAAAGCAGGGATATAGACATACCGCGGCCTGTGTTGCCAGTTGTTGTAGCAGATACAATTCTTGATCCGTTGTCAAAATCTATACTCCCTTTATTATAACTTACGACCCCTGCTCTAATATAGTCAGGGCATAATTCGTATCCATAGCGGATACGTTGCATAATTTCCTGTGAGCCTGTATATTTGTGTGCAGCCACTAGAATAGTTTGGTCTGGATGGAACATGGCAAACCAAAGTAGGTATGCTGATGCACATGTTGTCTTACCACTTTGACGTGGTAACATGTTAATATTGAAACGAAAATCATGGTAACTTTGTAGTAGGCGTTCTTGATACTCAAAAGGTTCAAATAACATCTTGCCTTTGACAGGATGCTGAATATGAAAAAAGTTTTTAGCAAAATGCTGATATCCGGTTTTTGGGTCAGCACAGGCCAACAAGTGCTGCACTTGCTCTTCTGTAAACTTTTCTTTTGTGTGTGACTTTTTAGTTAAGACACCGTCTAATGATTTAGCCATACTGTTATTTAACGAAAAAAATAGACCCCGTAGGGTCTATTTGATATACTAATATTTGCTTACCAGTCTGGATCGTTAACTTGATTAGTGTTTCTTGTTGCAACTGACGGAGTCTTGCTACGTGGCAGTACAGTTCCAGGTTGCCCAGCTAATTTCATTAACTGTGCCATTGCTTGATCCTGCGGAATTGTTCCGTTTGCTAAACCTTGAGCAATCTTTACCATCTCTGGATTTGCTGGTTTAGCTGCTGGTGTTGGACTTGTGCTTTGAGCTTGTGGAGCTGGGCTTGCACCCTGTGCTGCTGGAGCCGCCGCTTGACCTGCTGCTGGCTGTGGTGCTATGGCTTGTTGATAACCAGTTTTAACATCGTTGACTGCATTACTCACACCGTGTGCTACGTTGCCGACTGCTTGACCAATGTTACTAAACACACCTTCACGCATTTTAATTTCTTCATAGTGTGACTGTAATTTATCTACCAGTCCTTCTTGGATTGGACCGCGTAGCGGGTTATTTCCAGGAGCAGTTGCTAGTGGACTTGCTTTACCTTTGCTTGCCAAATCATCACCGGATGCCGTTACAGCGTCAACACCGTGTACGTGTGAGCCAGCATCACCTTGCATTGAGTTGCCGTATGTTTCGCCGTCGTCACCCAACTCTTCGCCCATTTCCATTTCTGGACCTTCGTGTGCTGCTTTCATTTTAGCTACGATATCACCCATGATCGGTTCTTCGTGATCGTGATCAGCTTCTTTATCGAGATTGCGTAGGATATCCATTAGGTCACGGATGCCGCCTTTACCTTGTCCATTCATGCTGACATTCACTGTCACATTATCGGGCTGTGATGGAGTTGTGTGAGTAATCATGGGAGCACCACCGCACTCTTCCATACCGCTATCATTATTACTGCCTGGGGGTATTCCGTTAGGAAAAGCATTTTCTGTTAGGCCTGTCTCAATAGCCGTCATCTTTGCGATTAATTCTTTTAAATTCATTTGATTGCTCCTTTAGCAGTAGGCACCTTGACTTGTTTTGTAAAAATATTTACTGGTTTTGTTTTTACATTAACTTGTTTGCCTGGGGTTTCTTTACTGTGCTGTGGAGCACCAGAGGCTAAAATTTCATCGTTGTAGCCTTTAACTTGTTCGCCTTGATGCTTTTCTTTGTTTAATTCTTTTAGAAAACTCATCTTGTATTCTTCACCAACTAGGTCTTGATTATCACTTTTTTCATAATCTGTGCCAATTAATGCTTCACCGGTACGTTGATCATTTGCGTGATTAATTTCGTGTTCACGTTCTTCTGCTAGACTTTTAACTTTAACACAACTATGTGAAAGTCCTAAGCCACTAGCTACTAAGTCTTGAACTTGTAGGCTAGTTGCGGGATAATTTGTAGTGACATCGAATACTGACATACTAACATTTTTGTGTTCTGGAAATTCCGAATGACGTTCCTGGATCGGTGTACGTTTACCTGCTGAAACAGTAGCAACATGAAATTGTGCCAATGCACCTTTGATTTGTGCTGAGCAATCTTCTGGACAATCTCCAGCAATTTTTACTTTAAATTCGTAAACTTTTTTGCTTTCTGTTAAGTATTCTTTAAATGATTTCATAGTTATATCCTAGTACTATATTTATTTCAAATTCTTTAATTTCTCAAGCAGGCTGTTGCGATCTGTAATGATCACTCCGTCACCTTGAAGAGTCACACCTTCATCGGCACCATTGGCATCTTGATCTAATTTCTGTTTTTTCAGTTGGAGTTCGATCATTTTTAATTTTTTGTCAATTTTAGCTGATTTAGCATCGATGGCATTTTTAAGCATGCTGCCTGCAACTTCAAACAAGCGACTACTATACCGTGCTTCTACATTCATGCCTAAATCCATAATATCATCGTAGGCATCTACAGCACGTTTAGCTAGTTCATCGAGCTCGCTGTCAGCAACATCACCTAACCCCTTGACTGCTGGCAGGGCTGCTGAAATTTTATCAAACTCATCCATGCTACGAATAAACGGCTGAGCAAGTTCTGCTTTTTTAGCAGATTTTTCTTCCTGCTTAACAATCTTCTTGCTTTCAGGTAAATTGAGAATTTCTTCAAGTTTCTTAGTCATAATATTACTTATGCTTATGTTTGGCTGAAGATATCATTTTCATTGAGAATACGGAACTTTATACCTTGCTGTTTACACCATAAACTAGCACTAGCCCATTTAGCTTGATTTTTAACAAATTGTGCTTGATTATATTTGTTCTTGCCTACACGTTCTAGTATAGTTTGACTTGCTGGTTTAATTTCAATTAGTTCTGTAGATACCTTACCGTACTTATCTACATACTGTATAAAAAAATCTGGCACATAAACTGTTTGTTTTCCAGTAAGCGGATCTCGATAAGGAATCTGTACAGCTTCACTGGCCCACTTTTGTATGCTAACATTATTGTCACAGAAATTCATAAAGCTCCATTCCCATGATGATCGATAGGTAGGAATCTTAGTACCTACATACTTTTCGGGGTGCTTCATTGTAAACTTTCCGCGGGCAAACTTAGCCATGTTATGCTAGAATGTTGCGGGCTTCGAATGTATCAGTTTGTACCGCAGTTCTATAACCCAATAAGCTGGTATTTTCTCTGTAGGCATTCAATATTTGAGCAACTACCTGGCTTAACTGTATATCTGTTAGTCCTTTTAATTTTTCTAATAGACTAAACACACTGACATTTTCTACTCTTGCTTGATTAAGCATAATGATAGCAGTTGAACTAGCACTACTTGAATCAAATCCTCGCTTGGTGAAAAATGCCACTGTAGCATCGATTTCTGCGGCTGGAAAACTTACTGTGTTATTAAAGTATGTGTCAAAAAATTGTTTTGTTGAAATCAAACCGGTTGATTTATCAATTGGTAGATTGCCTATAGTCATATTAGAATCCTGTTAACTTGGTTATTGATGCCACTGATGTTGAGGTAGATGCAGCATTAGATAACGGAAAAGATATTCCAGATAATCCGCCCGGAGTTTGATTGTTTGTAATGTTTATTAATCCAGGAGTGCCGCTAACAGCAAGTGGCTGTTGGGTATTCTGTGCGGAATTAATTTGATTTAATGCATTCTGAATAAATGCAGGTGCATGCTGTTCGATATCTAATGATGTAGCAAAACTTGGTCCGGAAACCGGAGTTGGTGGATCTAGAGGACTTGTTGTTGAGTCATAATGTGTTAGACCAAAACCCTCTGGAGCATCTGCGGTTACTTGTCCAACATCGTAACTCACAGCTTCATATTGTATTTTCATATCAAAATCATGAGGCTGTTGTGTTTGTGAATAATCAACGCGATTATGATTCCAAGAACTGATAATAGGATTATACAACTGATACATCACATACTCGTGACGAGCCATTTGATAGATTTTAATATATTTAAAAAATGGCACAGTACTTCCGTTATCAAACCCATAATTACCGACGATGTAATTGCTACTCTGCATAGCATTTCTGTTGTATGCACCTGTCTGTTTAGCAGTTCTCGAATCTGCATAGTAGTAGCTATAGTAATTTTGCCAAACTTGATTAATTAATCCCATGTTATCATCATGAAACTTCATGCTAATTTCACCAGGTCTATGTTGATATTGTACCCATTTTTTTCTATTATACTGATTAAGCATTTCTGTTGAGACAGTATAATTAGGTAGATCAACTGCCTTAACTAACATGTTGATTTCTTGTCCGTATCGTTGAACAATATCTGCGTTCGCCAATGCTGAAGTGTTGATTCCAAATGCTACATGGAATAAGAATTTGCTCTTAGGAGCAAGACGAAATTGATCGGCATTAAACAGGTCAGCAGCATGTTGCCAATCACGCAGGTGCGTAGTTGGATTAGAGCTTAGACTAGAGTTAGGTGCAAATCCCATAATATTATTTATTTAAATAATAATGTACGTAGTTAATGATCAGTCAATAAAAAGCCTACCGAAGTAGGCTTTATATTATGAACCTAATACGTTGTTGCCTGATACTGTTGGCATTACTGAAGTAGGACTGCCAAGAGCAGCTACAGGAGCAGTTTGTACAGCATTGTCAAAGCGGATGCTTAAATCGATCATTGCTGGAGTTTGTTCACTGTATTTTAATTCTTGCCAGTTTGTTGACTCAACATAGCAACCATAGCATTCCCATGTTTCTAAAACATTAGGAGTTTGACTACCGTTACCGCCGTCAAGCATTTCAATACGCATTGTGAACTTATAGTCACCTGCTGAAGCTGCCGAACTCTGTTCAAAGAAGTCAAACTGTTTCTGATTTTGTTCGCCAACTAACTTGCTAACTGCACCAGTAACGTCATCACGTAATTTGATTGAGATTGGTTCCCAAGCTGGTTTGCCTGCATAGTGAATTTTACTGTTGTAAATTTCAATAACTTGATCAGTAAACTTAACCTGAGGACGAGCTGCTTCAGCAACTTGTTTTGTTAGTTCTGTTGTTGGTGTACTTACGCCAAAGTTTTCAAAAGAAATACGGAAGCGATACTTCAACTTCGGCATTAACATGCCTTGTGAAGCGGCGCTTTGGTCTGAAGCTAAGGGTACTGTGAAGTTTGATAGAGCTGAAATTGCCATTTAAATTCTCCTAATTATTTGCTCAAACCTTTGATTGCGCCAGTGTTTTCTAAACGCAATGGAATGTAAATAAACTCCACTGCTTTAACTGGTTCAATAGCAATATCAACATATAACTCACTAGCATCAATTCTGCTTGGTGTATTATTTGATGTATCACATACAACTACGTAGTCATAAAGAGCACGTTCGCCTGTTAAGTTAAGCAATAATTTTTCAATTTGTTGTTTAATTTCGTTACGTGTAATTGTATCGTTTGGTTCAAAAATGTATGGTTTAGCAATAGCATTTAACTGATAACGCAGATAAATTACTAAACGTGCTACGTTGATACGATCTAATGCACTAGCAACTAGTTGACGTGTATATTGTCCATAAACTACTAGACCTGTACCGCCAATATATGTAATCGGATTAACATGTACTGCGGCCAGTGTATCACGCTGTCCTTGATTTAGTGCAACAGGAACAAATTCTCCTGTTTGACCATCAACATAACCAACTGAACTTGCATTAGTTACTCCGCCACGACGTACACCAGCCGGTGCAAACCATGGATAAGCTACGTTATCACTTAGCGCAATTGTACGCAACATGATATGACTTGGAGGAACAACAATATTATTGCCTTTCAAATCTGTTGTATAACCCCATGGGTAATAAACAGCAGCATTTGAACTAGTATTGATCAATCCGTACTCGCCGTCGCCTGTTGCCATGTTTACGTTGCTAGCCCAATTGCTCAATGAAGTTGCATCTGCTGTTAAACGTGCAGGACTATCTGCAACGATAAATGATAATAAACCGCGATCATTATTTAAGCTGTCTAGTGCAGGTAATGTTTCTAAGTAACCTGGGCAACTCATGATATCAAATACACGACTATCTTCGTCGCGGATTTGTTGATTGCCTTCAATCAAAGCATTAAGTGCTTGTACAACTACAGCACGTTGAGCTTTACGACCGAATACACCAACACCACGATAGTCATTAGCAGCATCGCTTACCCAACGATCTGGATAATAGTATGTCATTGCTTCGTCTAAGCGTGTATTTTGTGCAGTAATATCTACATAACCACTTACATAACGCTTAACGTTGAAGCTTGAGCGACGTAGGTTGTATAACAAGATACCGCGTGGATATAGTGCAGGATCTGGACAATCGAAGTCAACAAAATTGCTACTTAGCAATGAAACGATTGAACTTGGTGCGCCTGCGCCTGTTTGTGCGCCTGAATTTGGTTGTGTACTCCAACGTGCATCAGCAAACACAATACCGTGTTGTGTAGTATGATCTGTTGCGTCTACTAATACCCATTTCTTAGTTAGATAGTTGTATTTGTAAATTGTTGGCCAGTTTTCTGTATCGCTTGAGTCAATCCATAAATCACCATGTGCCAATGGAGTGCCATCACTTTGTACAGTTGGTTGACTTGCTGAAATAATTGGACCCATTGGATCTGTACTAGGACCGCCTACGCCACTGTTAACTACACTAGCGCCTGAAACATATCCAACCCAAGCTGATCCAGTATTGATTAGGATATCTGCATCATCAACTGAACTATTGTACCATAATGTACCATCTGCTGGAGTAGTTGTTGGTGCAGTTGCACTTGGTGTTACTAAAGAAGTACCTGCTTGCTGAGAAGCCCATGCTGTAACAATATAATTATGGTTAACACCATTTGGACTGCTATAGAAATTAGTTGTGCCGGTGCCTGCATCGTTAACTTCAAAAATTGCAGCTAACGGGCTACCTGTACCATCAACTAGGCGAATATCACCACCAGCTGAGTGACTAATTGTAACTGTGTTGTTTGTGTTATATGTTGATGAAATTAAAGTGTTTGACAATGCTGATTGTAGTGCAGCTAACAATGCATGAGCATCATTTGTAGCATTACCTGTAGCAGTAAATGCTACTGTTACCGGACTAGTTAATGAGCTTGATCCAATTTGGCTTTCTGCTACTGTAAATGAGTATGATCCGCTGTCTAACGTAACTGTATTTGAAGTTACTGATGTAGCACCAGTTGACAAACGTTGATAGATTGTAAAATCAGCTGAATCGCAGTATGTTGTACCGTCAATGATTTCTGTTTGTTCTGTGGTATTATACTTTACATAAACTTGACCAACTGGAATGTTAATACCGCCACCCTTAGGATCTAATGCAGCCATAGCTGATTGATTGTTAGGATATAGTGCAGCAACAGGTTGACGAATCCATGTTGATGTTGATGCATTGTATTTTTCAACGTCCCAGTTTGCACCTAGGTTAACTGGAGTTGTTTTAATCCATAAACTACCAGTTGGGAAACCATTAACTGTTGAAGGGTTAACCAATGAACCATACTGTGGAATCTGATAGTGTGGAGACATACTCAATACTGGTGCCAAGTATGTTCCAGCAGCAATGCCAGGAGTTCCAGCGCCAGTTACACCTGTACCTGCAATAATAACGTCAGCACCTGTTGAATACAGATTTAAGTAACCATTTTGTACTGAGGCTGAAACACCGCCAACTGCTGCGGTATTAATTGCTGTGGCCAATGCACCAAGTGTAGTAACACCAGTGTAAGTTGCGCCGTTGATAATAAATGTATTTCCTGCATCCAATGTTGGACTTGCAACTGTTCCAGTTACCACTGGACGACTTGCTGTCCATGCTTGACTACCAACTGCTACCCAACCTGCGTTATTTGCATCAGTTGTGCTGCCTGCTGTGCCATCGCTACTAGTACTTGCATGCTTGTACCATAGAGTGTTTGTTCCGGTAACTGTAACAACAGCATAACTACCAACTGCACCGTAACTTGCCAAAGGAGCATAAGTTGATGAGCCTGTTGTATAAGCAACATTGTTGATTACTGATGGAACTTGATTAACAAATGATTGACCGTTTGTTGCTGTATATGGCAGTGCATTCCACTCAAATACTCCAAATGTTGTTGTAGCAGTATCCCACCAATACGCACCGTCAACTGGCAAACCGCCAGGGATAGATGATGAACCTGTTAGTTGACCTAGATCAACGTCTGCACGAGCAACATACGCACGACTACTAACTCCTAGGAAGCTGTAGGCAGCTTGGAGTCCATATTCGTTGATTTCGCCTGCGTGTACAGGATTATTTTCTGCGTCAGTCTGGAAATAAGGAATACCAAAAGTATTGCCTAGATCCATTTGACTTGTTAGCAAATACACTTTACCAGCGTTTGCTTTTAATGTTCCTGGAGCAATGCCTGTTCCAGCTGAATTTTGTTTGTTTGCTGCAGAAGCAACAATAATTAGGGGTACGGTACCTGGGGCAGCGGGAGTGTAGAAACTCTCGTCTACTACTGTTACGCTTACGCCTGGTGAACTTAGTTGAGCCATTGTGTTATCTCCATGAGTACATGTTCTTGTATGTATTTATGGCATTTGGCTTTTTTGTTGTAGTTATAATGCCGGAAAGTATCAAAAAAAGGGAAAGAAAGGTAAAGTAAAATAAATATCTTATAATTGAAAGGTATGAAAAGGTATGACTGAAGACATAATTAATAACAAATATAAACGATGGTATGATTCGTTAATTGATCATGCAATATGCCGCCAAGCAACCCCTTCAATATTAACAGAAACACATCATATAATACCTAGAAGTTTAGGTGGCACAGATGATGGAAAAAACTTAGCAGTTTTGACTCTTCGAGAACACTATGTTGCTCATTTATTATTATCAAAAATGTTAAGTGGTGGGAGCGCAGTTAAAATGGCACATGCTTTAAAACTAATGTCAGGAAATCAAAAATACTATAAAAATGGATTTAATTCAAAGAAATATGAATTAGCAAAATCATTAATTAGAAAAATTTATCAAACAGCCGGCCAAGAATATCAGGCCCAGACTGCTATCCAAAGCAATGTATTATCAGAATATACTGATCTAGAAAAAGTATATAAACGGGGAGTTTGTAAAATTTGCAAGATAGAACCGAGAGCAGTTAATTATATAAAAAATGGCAAGACTTATTATAGGTCGAAATGCGAAAGTTGCCAAATTGGTAAGGTACGAATTGCTACACCTAAGTGGGTATTTGACGGGTATCAAAAAGGAGATGTCTGTGAAATTTGCAATTTTAAATCTAAATTTCGAGAACAATTAACAGTTATATCAAATAACAAAAAATATAAGACTATTTGTTTAAATTGCCAGGTTGCTGTTAAATTGACTCCACCAAAACCGGCTCCCGATTTATAAGATTAATCAGAAACTACAATCGATGGCATGGGGTGAAGTGCCGATTCAATAATAGTATCGATCTGAGTTAAATCCGGATTTATAAGCTGTTTAACTCGAGCATATAGATCGTCAATAGTAGCATCATTGGTTAAAACAGCATCAAACTTAGTTCCGCACCATGCAGTTTCGCTAGCGTGAATACCTAGTTTCTCCATATTGCCTTTTGCACGACTCCAATTTAAGCACTTAGGACCAGCGTTAACATCACATGCATCGTTGTACCATTCAGGGTCCGGTCCACGCTTTACACGGATAACAATGCCACCTGCATCTTTAATTGATTTAATTTCGTTAGGAAACCGGCAGTCGCTAATGACAATATCGTCGGTACTGTTGCGTAGTTTATTTTCTAAACTGGCAATCCAGATATCATCGTGGAACGCTCGACGGCATACTTCTGTGCCCCAGTATTGTAGGACCCAGCGTGGGGTTAGATTAGGCATGCCTAAGCGTTCTGCCCACCATGGATCTACTTGTTCACGCCATTCCCTCGCCTGTTTTGTGCGGCCTTCCAGCATGGTTCTGTCCCAGCCAAACACATAGGCTACTGCATCTTTAAGGCTGTTGGCAAATGATTCTCGTCGAAATCCGTGAAAGTTTGTTAAGTAATCTGCAATGGTATCTTTACCACTGCCAATAAATCCACAGACGCCAATAATCATAGTAATCCCCTAAAGATGTACTATTATATAACAGATTTATTACAGGTGCAATTATTTTGTTGCCAAATGTTTAAGGGGAACTTGCCCCCAAAGGTTAATGGTAAAAACATAACGAGATTCCGAAGACTGATTAGATTCTGTCTTATGTGGTAACCATCCTGGAAAAATTAATAAATCTCCAGATGTTATATCTATCGGGTACCATTCTGATCCAGTTTTTTGTCTATATTCGCTTGGTTGCCCACCCCAGTGGTAGCTCATCGGATCTCTAAACATAATACGTCCGCTGTTTGCTGGCGCATACAAATAAAATGCTAGAGTAATTTGTACCCCCGGGTGAGTATGTTCATCAGTCCACGCTCCGATGTCATGTCGATTAATCCAACTGTTAGTTACATGATATGGTTGTTTTGTCAGTCTCCATAGTCTCACAGCTTCATCAACACGTGGCATGATCCATTGCCTAAGGCTATTAAACTCTGGCCAAGTATGCGGTTGATCTTCAGGGCGATCCTGTAAATCTACTGTGCTAATCCCGCCTGCTTTTTCTATGTCAGTATTGTTATTAACTCGTGAAATTAAATCATCAACTTTAGATTTAATTGCTGACCAATTTAGATCGGCATAGTGCGCCTTAAAAATTATAGGGCTCCATGGATCAACTACTGTTAATAAATTATCCACGGAAGATTTTCCTTTTCATAAGATCTACATAATCTTGAGCTAATCGATAGAGAGTATTAAGATTTTGATTAGGTAAATCTCTTTTGACCTGCAGACATGCATTCATAACCTGCTGCAATTCCGGTGTTACTACGGTACGCTTTAACTGCACAGTATCGTTGTCTTCTGTTGTAAATTGTACACAGTACAGCGGCTGTCCCCGCTTGAACGAAATTATCTCATCGGAATAAATTTCAACTCCATAATTTTGTGGACGTATCCAACTGTTAATTTTCATCTGTCCGGGTACAAATCCCACTTGGCTGGGTGCAAAGAAATAAGGTAACACTGTACAAGTTACTGATTTTTTGCTATTTGTGATAAAAACATATCTTGGAGGAAAACTTACAATCATAGGATCGCAGTCGTTGTTCCGATGGCTAACTATCACATAGTTAGTAGGAATGCCATCAACTGCTACACGATTATTTTTAATATCCGGTTGTACGGTGAAATCATAGGGACTACGTAATACCCACGTATTTTTAAAATAACCACTCATAGCAGGACACTGCAAGAACTCACTATTTGTTCTGTTGGATGTTACATATTTGAACAACGATTCAGGTTCAAAGTGTGTAATATTAAAGTGGGAGTGTGCACCGTTGGCATTATCTACCGGAGCCCAATTTATTTCGATCATAAAAATCCTCTATATACTATATAACAGAATTTTCACTGACCTAAAATATTTTTAATTATTATCCGGTTATGAAGTAATAGGCATTACTACCGTTAACTTCGTTGTTGATTAGTTCTTTATCCAATCTTTCAATTTCTTCTTTGCTCTCAGAAATTAATGCAGTACCGTTTAAGGTAATAGGACTTCCTGGTCCTGCAATTGATCCAAACTTACTACGTGCTTGTCCTAGTGCCATTTTAGCTGTAGCTAATGTATAATCCTTTAACCACTGTTTAGCATATGGGTCTTGTAATAATACCCAATCTGGTCGATAGTTATAACACTGTACTAGAATTTGTTCACCTTGAGCAAATGGACGTTGTAGAATATTTAAGATGTGTGTTGTAGGTTTCCACAAAAATTCAATATAGCTACCGAACATACGTCCAACTAGCTTTTGATATCCAGCAAATGCATCATAGGTTGCTAGACCACCCATCATACTGCCTGACATCAAATAGGTATTTGTATAGGCTAAGTTGAATGGTTCAAACAATGTTCCGCCTGCGCCAATTCCACTACGTGAGCCAATAGCACGACGGAAAACCTGACGTACTGTAACAACTTCGTCAGGTAAACGGTATTCGTTCTGATCTTGGATTAGCTCTAAAAATAAGTAGCTTTCTTCAACAGCATTAGGACTACGTTGACGATAGCGAGTTAATGCACGATCTAGAGCCATTTCGTAATGAGCAGGGTCTAATTCTACTTCCACCATGCCGTCGCCTAGCATTAGCTTAACATAGTCAAATACCTTATTGCGTTCTTGGGTTGAATTAGACTGCGTTGATGATGGCAAATCGTCCATATTTTTGTTCTCCTTACATATTTATCTAACGATAAATATCATATGCCACGTTTATCACTCTATAAGCCCGAAAAGGGCAATGATTACAAGTTTATCGATCGCCAAGCTAGCGAGATGTTTCAAGCTGGTGGTACTGATGTATATTTACACAAGTATTTAGGTGCAAATACAGACACCTCAAATGCTTCTGCTGATCAGCCTAATTATGCGTCAACTGCGGTGACAAATATTCAAGATTTGTTATTCTTAGAAAATCGCGATCGCAAGTACGATCAAGAAATCTACAGAATTCGCGGTATGTACAATGTACAAAATATCGATTTTAATCTAAGTCAATTTGGTTTGTTTATTGATAATGATACGCTGTATATGACAGTACATATTAACGATTTTATCAAGTACATCGGTCGTAAACCGATCAGTGGAGATGTTATAGAGCTTCCGCATTTGCGTGATGACTTTGCCTTAAACGATTTTGACATTAGTCTACCACGTTATTATCAAATTACAGATGTAGGACGTGCCAGTGAAGGATTTTCAGTAACTTGGTTTCCACATTTATACAGATTAAAATTAACTAAGATCACAGATAGTCAACAGTTTGCTGATATCTTTAATAAACCTATGCTGGATGCTAATGGCGATCCAGTTGTTGGCGGTAGTCCAACACTTAAAGATCTACTCAGTACCTACAACAAAGAAATTGAAATTAATAATCAAATTGTTGCTCAAGCAGAAGCAGACGCACCATTAAGTGGTTATGAGACTCGTCAATTCTATACACTAGCAGTTGATCCTAATACTGGAAAACCAGTTCTAGAAACAGCAGATGAAAGCACCTTAGATGCTAGCCAGATGTCCTATAAAGCTAACGACAATAATGCTCGACCTGTACGTACCGGTTACACTGGTTATTTGATCGGAGATGGTTTTCCGCAGAACGGTTACGATTTTGGATTTGGTATTCAATTCCCTGAAGCACCGGGGGTGGATGATTTCTTCCTACGCACTGATTTCTTTCCAAATAGACTATTCCGATATGATGGTCCAAGCAGTGCCTGGGTTAAGGTCGAAGACTCGGTACGCATGACAATGACCAATAACGACACTCGAGCTACACAGAAAACTGGATTTATTAATAATACAAATTACACATATAATAATCAAGTGGCTACTGACTTGATTGAGCTAACACAAGGTCAATCAGTTATCAATACTAGAATTTTATACTCTACAGCAGAAGGCGCTGCCTATGTAGTCATTAAACAGGGAGTCACTCGATTAGAATATGCTGTTAGTGATTATCCAGCAATCACAGGCGGGTATAATGGAATATTATACTATACACTGACTAACGGGCACTACGACTTACAAATCAATTTACCAACAATTGATGGAACTCAACAAGTCATACCTTTTGCGGGTCAATGGACAATAACGCTATATAACACAAGAGATGAACAAAGACAAAGTCTAAGTAAGGCGCTTAAACCAAGGGCGGATCTATAATGCAGTTTTTTTATGACGGGCAAGTAAGACGATATATTACACAGGTTATTCGTGTTTTCAGTAACTTCACAGTCAAGTACGGTGATGGCACATTACATCAGGTACCTGTTATGTATGGAGATGCTGATCGTCAAGCAGCTAGCATTATTAGACAAAACTCAGAAAATGCTGTAAATTCAGTTCCCCGTATTTCTGTATATGTTAGTTCGTTGGCGTTAGATCGTGATAGACTAGCCGATTCATCATATGTGGGCAAACTAAATGTTCGAGAGCGTGATGTAAATTCTGATGGAAGATATACCAATGCACAGGGCCGTAACTATACGGTAGAGCGCATAATGCCTACTCCTTTTAAGTTAGACTTAAAGGTTGATATTTGGTCATCAAGTACTGAACAAAAATTACAGATTCTTGAACAAATCTTAGTTTTGTTTAATCCCAGCTTAGAATTACAAACCACAGACAACTATATTGACTGGACTAGTTTAACTGTATTAAATCTTAAAGATATTAATTGGTCAAGTCGATCAGTGCCTGTAGGTAATGACACTCCCATAGAAGTTGGTACTCTAACACTAGATACGCCTATCTGGATCAGTCCCCCAGTCAAGGTTAAACATCTTGGTGTTATCACAAAAATTATCACAAGTTTATACAATACTAACAGTAACTATCCAGCAGGATATCTCGACGGGTTAGGTATTGATCCTGAACTACAATCAGATGCTAGTAGCCCTAACCTGTCAAATTTACTTGCCACAGAAACTACAACTATTTCAGGATTTAAAATTCAAGTTTATGATGGACAGGTCAGATTGCTGACTGCAAATAGTGGAGTTGTTCCAATTGGCAACACCTTGGATATTACTGTACCGACTAACAGTGTACAAGATTGGAATATGGTGTTTGACCAATATCCGGGTCAATATACTGCTGGCAGTAGTATGATCTATTTACAGCAACCAAACGGTACATATGTCATTGGTACTATTGCTGTTAATCCCTTGGATAGTACTATTTTGCAGGTCAACTGGAATCCAGACACCTTGACTTCTAACACAGGGATTGACAGTAATGGATTATTAGATACTGATCATGACTATAATGCTGCTGGCAGTTATAGACCCAACAGCCCGGGTACATTTGATGCGATTGTTAATCCATTAACTTATAATCCAGGAACACCTGCGATCGGTACTCGATTGTTAATTATTGAGGATATTGGCAGTGTAGAAAATGATGTTCCAGCAACTGCTTGGGGTTCATTAGTAGCACATGCAAACGACATAATAGAATGGACAGGTTCAGCCTGGCACGTTATTTTCAACAGTGCTCATGAATCAGACACCATGGTGTGGCAAACTAATATATACACTAACGTTCAATACTTATGGAATGGTGTTTCATGGGTTAAGAGCTTTGAGGGTGAATATACTGCTGCACAATGGAAAATAGTACTGTAACATATCAAATATTTGACAATTTTTTGTCTCAAGAATCCTTGAAAAAAATTCAGGATGCTATGCTTGATATTACTTGTCTCGCTCCGATCGCTTGGTTTTACAACGACATAGTTGACTATCACGATCCTGAGAACGACTATCTTAATAATTTTCAATTTACTCATACATTTTATATTGCTGGTCGACCATGTAGTGATAAATTTTATCTATTAGATGAGATAATGGGTAAATTAAATCCAGCAGCAATTGTTAGAATTAAAGCTAATCTGCTAACAGTGACACAAGAAAGAGTAGTTCATAAGATGCACTGCGATATAGATAATCTCAAATGCAAAACAGCAATATTCTATGTTAATTCTAACAACGGTGTTACTATATTTGAAGACGGCTCCGAGGTCAAAAGTGTAGCCAATAGACTAGTATTATTTGATTCAGATATAAAGCATACAGGAACAACTTGTACAGATCAAAAAGCTCGATGTGTAATTAATTTTAATTATTTTGAAAATGGAAAATAATATCTCAACAAAAGATTCAATAGTGTGTAGCGGTGCATTATTTTATGCCAAGTCCACACGACGTTTTCTGTTGTTACAAAAAGCTCATGGTAAACATGAAGGTACATGGGGATTAGTAGGTGGCACTAACATTACCGGTGAAACTCCGTGGCAAGGTTTACAACGTGAAATTACCGAGGAAATAGGTACTACGCCTGTAGTATTAAAAACTATCCCATTAGAAACCTTTGTAAGTAATGATCAAGTTTTTAATTTTCATACGTATTTGTGTGTAGTTAACAGCGAGTTCATTCCAGTATTGAGTGACGAACACCAAGGGTGGGCATGGGTGACTATTGATCGTGCTCCTAAGCCTTTACATCAGGGTTTACGAAATAGTTTTAGTTCAAAAACTATCCGAACAAAGCTACAGACAGTATTTGATCTAATGGAGTTAATATGATCAACGACTTTATAGCAGAATTTCCCAATGCATTTGAGCAAGAATTTTGCCAAACAGCCATTGACTACTATGAAAGCCAATCTGCTCGCGGGTTCGGTTATTCTAGGCAGATTGAAAGACCCGGAACTAGTAAATTAGAACGAGACAACTCAACTGTGTATTTTAGTGATACTACTGGTTATGATATTGCATACAGTGGAAAATTGCCGCAATATGTAATAGAAAAAATCACCAATGTGTATTTTCCCGCATACATTGATCAATATTCGATATTAGAAACCGCAGCAAAATGTTCTATCTATCAAATGAAGATTCAGAAAATATCCCCGGGACAGGGGTATCATCTTTGGCATTACGAATCTAATAATAGACAAGTGTCTAACAGATTACTAAACTATCAACTCTATCTTAATGATGTTGAACAAGGTGGTGAGACTGAATTTCTTTACTATGGAAAAAGAGTCCCAGCAACTTGTGGAACTCTACTATTATATCCTTGCAACTTTACTCACGCACATCGTGGGAATCCGCCGCTAGCAGGTACAAAATATTTGCTAAACGGCTGGATTGAATATTAATTTTCTAATTTTTTGATTGCTGAGTCTTGCACTGTCGCTGCTATATTAGCAGGTTCTTGATTAGCCACTGCCAATAATACTGATAAATTACTTTGATTGGCTTTGACCATTTCATTTCTGAAGCTTTCGACTGCTGCTCCGGCTTGACGAGATTGTTGTGCTGTTTCGATGGTTAGCACAGGCATCCACGCTATTGCACATCCCCATTCATCAATGTCTTTTCCTGTATTAGGATTTTTACCTCTTACCTGTGTGAACCACGAACATTGCAGTTCAACACAGTCTTTTTTAATTAAGGGACAAAATTTTCCAGGTTTGAGTTCCATACGATTCCTTAGTATTTTAAATACCCATTGCTGGGTCCCTAGCTAATCGTTTAATTACCCAATTCTGGGTCACCAGCTAGTTGCTGTTTATTTAAGTTCGCAACGGTTTCGTAGTGTACAAATATGGTTTCAGCCCATGCAGGAAGACTTGTAATTGTCTCATTGCTTGGTTTGTTGCCATCTTCGTCGGGTACATATTCAATCCAACCTTTATTAGTTTCTGAATTAAATTGAAGAGCATGTACACCTGCGGGTGCTCCAGACACATCTACATATTGTGGAACGCCGTCTTTTAAGGCGATAGTGTCTTCGATAATTATAGTATGTCTCATGATTATTTCCTGTTAAATTTTTAAATTAGTTCTTTGTGGCTATGATATGATCTACATAGTTTACTGCTAGATTAAATGATCCGCCACTAAATCCTATACTAAGACCGTGATTGTGACTACTGCTGCCACCCTGGCCCAGAATATAGCGTCCAACGCCATAGTTGGGGTCGTTTGCTGTATAGCCCCCAGCATCACTTCCGACCCCGTGTAGCTGTCCGTTTGACTGTGTACCAGTTCTGTTATTATCGTCAACTGGATAAGCTGAACACCAGTGTGTATGACTAGGAATTTGGTTAGTAGCTAGTGTGGTTGAGTTGGTGCCTGGATTGCTCACACTCCCTGACCAAGTTTGTGTACCCCAGACAGAACTGTAGTTGACACTGCCGCCAGATCCTGCTGTAGTTGAAACGATTCGAACTGCATGATCGGTATAAGCGGTTACTTTAGACCATTCACTAGTAGGTGGATTTGACTGCTGGAAAAGTGTTGCCGTTCCGCTTGGAAATGCATCTACTATGTTTGTATTAATATATGAAGTTTGTAATGTTGCCATTGATAGTCTCTCTTAGTTCTTTGTAGCAATAATACAGTCAACATACTTAATAGCAAGATTGATAGCATTGCCACTAACTGTAACACCCACTGACCCGTGATCGTGACTACCGCCACTGCCTTGTCCTAGGCTGTATCGGCCGGCACCATAGTTAGGATCGTTTGATGAATATCCGCCTGCGTCTGATACTAGTCCATGATATTGTCCGTTGCCCGATGATCCACTAAAGTTAAAGTCGTCAATGTTGGCTGCCGAACACCAATGTGCATGACTGGGGATTTGATTAGTAGCCAGTGTCATCGCACTTACCGACACGTTGCCCGAAGTGCTAAAACTTTTGCTGGCAAATACTGAGCTAAATCCTACACTACCGCCACTACCTGCAGTAGTGCCGACGATTCGCATGTGGTGATCACTATAGGCAGTTACCTTGGTCCAACCGGTGGGAGATACGGACTGCTGGAAAGGCATGGCTGTACCGCTAGGTAATGCTATAACTGGTACAGTGTTAATTGTTGATGCTTGTAAATATGCCATATTTTTTTCCTTAGTTCAATTGAGCTATGATATGATCTACATAATTTACAGCCATGTTAAAAGATGTTCCACTAACACTACCGCTGATTGATCCGTGATCGTGTGAGCCACCACTTCCTGATGATAGTAAATAGCGTCCATAACCGTAGTTATTATCGTTTGATGAGTAACTAGGAGCATCTGACATGAGTCCGTAAGTTTGTCCGTTACCACCTGTACCAGTCCAGTTATTGTCATCAGTTGGAGCACCTGAATACCAATGTACGTGACTGGGGATTTGATTAGTAGCTAATGTCATTGCTTGGACACTGCCTGTAATACTTCCAGACACTGTATAGTTAACATAAGCTGAACTAAAGTTTACACTACCGCCTGTACTGGTTGATCCAGAGACTACTCTAGCAGCATGATCGCCATAGGCAGTTACCTTGGTCCAACCGGTGGGTGCGTTCGTCTGCTGGAATAATGCTTTTGTTCCAGATGGCCAATCTACTATGGGGTTTCCGTTAGCTGTTGATCCTGACTGTAATGTTGCCATTATTTCTTACCTTTAAGTTCGTCAATTTCTGCTTTAAGGGTTTTAACAGCTTCGATTAAATAGGCTGTTAGTTTAGTATATCGAATACTTTCTGGTTTACCCTCAGCATTAAGTCCTACCAAGTCTGGAATTACTTCATAAACTTGTTCAGCAATCAAACCTGGCTCGTGTACCTTAATATCTGTACGATCGTAAGTAACTCCAAATAATTTTGTCACCAAATCAAGCGCACCGGTAATTGGTTCAACATTTTCTTTGTAGGCAATACTTGAAGTTTCTTGCAAACCGACAGTGTATAGTGTACCATTAATACCAACACCACCTTTGAATAATGCACTTTGTCCACTGGTAGTAGTGGTACCTTGTGTAATATTATTAACTGTAAACACCCCGGTAGTACTAACAGATAAGTTATTAAATGTACCGGCTGCTGCTGTAGTACCTCCAATAATCACATTGTCTAATGTACCAGCTGATGAGTTGGCTGTTGGGCTGGAAATAATAACCTGACCACTACTGCCAGTTGGACTAATAGTCACTGTGGCATTAGCTGGGCTTAGTGTGACAGTTGAACTAGCTGACAATGTTGTTGCTGCAATTGGACCGCCTGAACCAACTAGCACAATATAACTAGTACCATCTGATGCTAATACTGTAGTATTTCCAGCTTGCAGTACATAACTAGTACTAGAACCTGATTGTCCAGCACCTTTAAAAAATTGTCCGCCAGGTGTATTTAATGTAACAGCGCCGGTACTTGCATTGTAGAATGTTTGTGTACTGCCTAAATACAATGTTGGGTCAGGAATTGTTACAGCATATGAGGTAGTACCTGTAAATTCTGTAAAGACACCAACTCCTGGAGCAGGAATTGTTGCTGTAGTCGAAGTTGCTGTACCTGAAGCAACTACTGTATTATAACGTGCCATATTATTATCTCTCTAATTATGATGTTGATGTTTCAAAACCGTAGACTGTGGCATTAATAGCTGAACCAACACTTGCTGTAGCCACTAGGCTGTAACCAGCTTGTAGTACCAGACCTGTACGTTCAAAAACTCCATAACCAACGATAGTTGTTTGAACTTCGATTAGTTCAGCTGATTGTGGACTAGTTGAACTGGCTAATGCTAGAGTTATAGTTCTTGCAGTCGCAGTTGAGTTTGTTAATGATACGTTGCAAACTGCATAGTATCCGCTTGGAACTGTATACAATGTTGTATTAGTTGTTCCTAGCTGTATCGGCGAGCCGCCGTAGTTTAATCTTCCTGTTGCCATGTTTTTAATTCTCCAATTGTTTTATTTTTGACCAAAATACCAAAGAGCTACGGGTGCTCCATCGATACCTCCGCCACCTGGGGTAATTCCTGCTCCGCCGCCACCTGCAAAGTACATTTTTGATCCCACATAAATCTGTGTACCATTCGTATTACTTATTGTACTTCCAGCAATAAAGATCTGGCCCGCTGTGATAGTATTTACGTTCAATGTACTCTGTCCGCCACCAATTTGGGCTGTAATATAGCTCTTAATAGCCTTTTGTGTTGGCAAAATGTTGTCGCTGTTAGCAGTAAAGTACGGATCTGTACTAAATTGTGTAATTGTAGCTGATCCAATACCTAAGGTAACTGCTCCAAGTGTCAAACTCTGCAATCCAGCCAAGTTAAACGCACTAGCATTCAACGTAGCAGTACCAGTGGACTGTTGAACTCCAAACAAGTTACCAACGTTGAAGTTACCGTCTTGGTCAGTACTTGTAAAGAACACACGACCACCGCCATTTGGATATGTCTGATTTGCACTAATTGCACTACTTGGGTTCACAAACGGATAGTTAGTCTGTGTTTGATTACCAGTACCGATGTACAAGAAGTCATGTCCTGTTAGACGTACTTGACTATACTTTAGTCTTGTGGTAATCAATGTGTTATGAGCAGGTGCTAACAGTGTAGACAGTGCAGGATTAACTTGGAACTGTGCTGTATAGTTACCTGCACTACCTAGGATGTTAGTAATAGCCACTAACTTGTACCATTGGTTTGTACCAGTAATACTAGCAAACTGTACGTTTGCACCAGCCTGCGGTATACTGTATAATCCGCTAACGTTTACATAAGCCGAATTCTGATAAACATCGGAGTAGCCGTCACCCAGTGTAGTAGCAGTTGCAGTAGCATTATTTAAACCTCTGTTAACAAAACTTGGATTAGCCAATGCACCATCACCCATACGCACACGAGTTGCTGCTGTGTTTACACGATTTGGATCTACCTGTGTTAAGATTGGTCCAGCACGATATGTACCTGTTAAACCAGTGCCAGCAGTTAGTGTCGCTGCGGTTGTACTACCTGCAGTAGCAGTTACACTAAATTGTGTGGTTGTTACGGTAGAACCAATTACATAGTATGTTACGTTTGTTGTCAAACCATAACTATCTAGTCCTGTAAACTCAATAGGTTGATTATTTGCCAAACTTGATGACAAGTTAGTTGTATCATCAACTGTAATTAAGTTACCAGATACAGTTGTTGCAGTAACGTTGCCTTTAGGGAAACCGCTGCCTGGTTCAATAATGCGTATTGAATTTATAGAACCAGTAGCAACTACTGCACGACCTTGCGGTGTTGCACCAGTTCGAATGCTTGCTGCTATTTGTCCACTAGTTGCACTTACTGCAACAAATAATGGTTGAGCACCGAGCGTTGTACTTAATATATTACCAAATGTAATAGATGTCCATCCAGTAGAAGTACCTGGCATTATTCTTACAGTCCAGTTAATACCGTCAGGACTTGTTGCACAAGTTGTTGTTCCTGAAGCAATAGCTATGAATAGACCTTCACCGTAGGTTAAACTTGACCAAGTTAAACTAGAACTTAATACACTATTAGCTGTACCAGTACATGTTGGAGCAAGAGTCCATCCTGCAACTGATGGACTTGATGTGCCACCGTTATTAATACTATAGGCAATCTTACCGTCTGATCCAAGTACAACAAATCTGTTGTTGCCGTAGGCTACAGCAATTGCTGTAGTAAATCCTGTTGGCAAGTTTGCGCCTTGTGTCCATGAAACTGCGTTGTTTGACCAACTAGTTACTAGTCCACCATTATTAACTGCCATAAATGTACCGGTATTTGCGCCACTAGCGCCATAGCATACAGCTGAGTAGTAGCCTGCACTTAATGATGAAAGTGTTCTGGAGATCCAGTTTGTACTATTAGTTGGACTTGTACTCGATGCTGCTGTAGCAGTACCACTAGCACCACCAACTGCTACATATGTTCCATTGCCATAGGCTACGCTATATAAATTCAACACAGCAATCGTTGTACCAGTAATCGCAGTCCACGCAGAACCTAAACCTGCTACTGTGTTGTATGCAATCTGTGTACCAGTACTTGAGTTGTTAGCAACTGCCAAGAATACTGCACCAGTGTCAACAATAGTTACGTTTGGTATTGCAGTATATCCGTAACCGTTTACACTTAATGCAATAGCACTCACACCACCGTTGGTAATTGTTGAAGTTACCTGAGCCTGTGTAGCAATATAGGTTAACTTAGCAGTACCGTTGGTTATGTTAGTATAGTTTGTACTAGTATAATCAAATGTTGGGGTTATCGATGCATCAGTTGTACCGGCCTGTGTTACTTGATAAATTCTACCAGTAGTTGTTTGTAGATATGCATTTAAACTCACTGATGTATTCAACGCAAACGCAGTTGGAGTTAGTCCCTGTGGTTGATCTACAGTTATCTGTGGTGATCCAGGATAATTTTTACCCCATGCATTGACAGTAACACTAGTTAATGAACTAGTCACTGCGGTAGCTGTTACTGTTCCGGTATAGCTAGAACCATTAATAGTCATTGTAACTGACTGAATTGCTCCGTTTAATACTGTACATGTTGCTTGAGCGCCCGAACCATTACTGCCTACAATTAGAATTGTCGGAGCAGTTGTATAGTTGTAGCCACCGTTAACTACTGTAATTCCAGTGATTTGATATCCTGGGCCTGGGCCAACGATTGGTTGAAGAACTGCGCCTGCGCCACCAAATCCGCCAACTACTGCTGTTGCTCTAGCACCTTGACCGCCTCCGTATACAACGTTTTTCCATGTTGTACTTGCTGGTAATGCACCAGCATTTTGCCATGAAGTACCGTTTGTTGAATAGTTAGCTGCTGTACTTCCACTAGCAATGGCTACATATCTTTGAGCTCCGTAGGTTACATTCGACCATGTCGCTGAACTAAACAGAGTTCTACTAGTTGGTGTATACCCAGGGGCTGTATAACTAATTTTTGGCTCAACTATATATGTAGTAGTTAAGTCGGTAGTATTAGCCAACGCTGTATTAGGAATAGCTTGTGCTACAACATGATCCCAACCAGCTGCGTATAGTGCTGAGCCCACCGTACCAGTAATACTTAGACCAGATTGATTTGCTGTAATAGTTACAGCTGGTCCATTTAAGTATGTACTGACGCTAAATGCAGATGTACTTAAATTGTTTGGTATTACATAGTATACTGCACCAGAATCGATACCATTAAAGCTACTACTAAATGTAATAACTCTTCCAGATGTTAGTACACCAACTGTAGCCGTAATACTTAGACCAGTAGTTGTACCAATAGTTAATGCACTGCCGCCCACTGTGGTACTAATACTTAAACTAGTTCCTGAACTGGCTTGTACATAGTATGTTGTACTAGCTTGTACATTTGCGCCAACTGCACTAGCAAATGTAATCGGAGCACCTACAATTAAACTTGCGCTGCCAGATAATGTAATAGTTGTACCGCTACTTGAGTTTACTGTAACTGTAGTAGGAGTCACTGTGATTAAATTATTAGTAGTTGACGATGCTGTTATAGTTACAGTCTGTGCTGTTGCACCGTTTAATGCTACTGAATTGGCTCCTGTAGCGGCTGTAGACAATACAAATGTTGTACTTGTTGGTACAGAAACTACAAAGTACAATGTAGGAACACCCAATGCTCCAGCTTGGTATGCCCCAGCTAGATTATCAAAACTACTAGCTAAGTAAATTGGTTGCCCTGTGTACAATGTATTAGTACTAGCTGTGGTTAACGAATTTAATGTTCCAGTAATTGTTGTACTAGTTTGTACGTTAGTGGTGTTAGTCTGCCAAGTTGAACCGTTTCCAGAACCACTAATGTTAGCAGTAATATATGTACCGGTAGTGATAGCGCCGCCGCCTAAGTACATTCCAACCGCAATAGTACCAGACACGGTGCCAACTGTCAGTACACCGCTACTGTTAATTGTACTAGATGACATTGTAGCAGTACTATTGCTACTTGCCGTAATAGTTAATGGATTGAAACTATCTTTAACAATGTATAGAGTCTTACTACCGTTCTGATTAGTTAAAATATTTGCATATTGACCAACGCCTGTACCAGCAGTTAATTGAACACGCATACCATTGTATGCACCTGTTAGGGCTGTATCAGTAGCTGCAACTACAAACTGTCCAATTGGATAGTATGGTGATGATGCATTGCTCTGTCCAGTGTTAGCTGTTGAAACATAACTACTTCCGCCAACTCCTAAGGTATTGTTTAGGTCAATTAAACGAGTTTCAAACAGTGCTGCATCACGGAATTCATCGTGTGCTGCAACGGCATTGTAACCAGATCCACTAATAGTAGGTACACTGTTAGTGTAGTTTGAGCCAGCATTACTATATTCAAAACGTAATATTTGATTTGTAGCATCTGTAACTACGTTGGCAATCAATGCTTGAGCATATCTATTATTTAGATTACCGTAAATCGGAGTTTCAAATGTGTCAACACCCTCGGCAACAACACCATATGTACCATATGAACTGTTACCGTTGGTAGCACGAATCTTACCACCTAATTCACTTAGGTATCCTGAATAGCCATAATAGTTAAACACTGAAACTAATTCAGCAAGTGCATTAGAACCAGTTACCCAATATCCAATACCATCGCCTAAAATAGTTGTATAGTCGTTAGCAACCATTGATCGGTTTCCGCCAGCGTGTAGCGCACCGTCAACTTTAGCTCCAACTGCGGCATAACCAAACATAGTACAGTTTTGTGTGTAACAACTTCTTGTACTGATCCATGAATTAGTATCGTTTGGTCCGTAGCCTGGGTCAAGACTAGCATATGCTCCGCCTGTTGGGCGTTTTGTTCCAAAGCTATTCGCTGATCCTAATGTACCAGTAATGCCGCTTAATGTCATATTACGTAAACCGGAACCGTTACGTACTTGATACATGTTTTTAGCAGTTGATCCGCTGACTGCGTTATTATATAATTCAACTGCTCGCATGGTTTTGTAGTTACCAGGGAATTGTAAATCGTATACAATAGCGTTAACAAAACTAGTTGTATCGCGTAAACATGCTGTTAGATTATAGTAATATGTTAGTGTAGCATTGCCATTGGCATTTGTCACAGGAACAACACTCTGTGTACCTTGTCCAGCTTGAATCGGACTTAGTATCACTGAGGTTGTTGAAGGTACTGATAATACATAATACTCAACACCAGTCGATGCTCCGCCAAATATTCCGCCAATACTAGCAAACATTGTGCCAGTAGCTGATGCAACCGGAGTAAACAATGAACCATTGTATGTTGTACTTAATGTAATAGTATTTCCACTAGCACTTAAAATATAATAAGTACCAGCAGTTAATCCACCAAGGCTAGTTCCAGTTATAATTGCTGGCATTCCAGGTAATACACCTGTTGTAGACTTAACAGTAATATTGCCGTTAGTATTTGTAGCAGTAATTGTAGTGCTGACAGTAGTTGCTGTAAATTGTACAGGATCGCCTACACTTAAATTATGTGCAGATACTGTACTAAACAAGTTACTTGTACCTGTAATAGTTGTAGCTGAACTTATAGACTGTGCAGTACTAATTGTGTAGTTACCTGCACCGCCAGTACCGGTTCCTAGTGCTGTGATATAAGTACCTGCTGTTACACCGCTACCGGTTAATACCATACCTACCACAAATGTTCCTGTTACAGTTCCGCCAACAGTTAATGTAGTACCAGCAATTGTACTCGAAGTACCACTAGCTGTTGTAGTGTTTGATGATTGGTAATAGTTTCCACCAAATGATGCTGCTGTATAAGCACTGGCTTCATAGGCTAAGAAATTAGTGTTTGCACGTAGTACTTCTGCACCTTGTATGGTAGTACGGGTATTATCGTATGTTAATGAACCGTTAGTAGTAGCAAAACTACTGACTACTCCGGTACTATTACTAATACCTGCAACGGCAGTAGCAGTTAAACTTGTTACAGTATTTTGTATTACATATGCTGAACCATTAAATGATGTACTAATAGTCAAAGTAGTTGTACTTGGCACACTTGCAATATAGTAAACATTGTTATTCCATAAGCCAGTCTTGCTTATAATAGCATTCATGGTTGCTGCTGGAGTAACGTTAGACAATGCAACCGCACTTCCGCCTGCTGTTAAACTAATCTGTATAGTACTAGCTGATGGATTGATTACATAATACATTTGATTAGGTACGATAGGATAAGCTACAGTACCAGTAAAGTATATCTGTTGTCCAGCTACAATACCTAGACTTGCTGCTGTAGCAGGCAAGTTAATCAAGTTAGTACTTGATGTTGTACTAGATACAGTGGTTGTAATATTTGATGGAAGACCGGTGAAACTGATTGGCATGCCAACAACCATATTTGTTGTGCTAGAAACTGTTAACAAGTTTGTACTAGTTGTTACTGCTGTTAATGTAGTAGTCTGCTGTCCGTAAATTGTTTGTACAGCATCATTAATAATTGTCTGAGCACGGATTACTGAACCGCTAGCAGCAATTGTTTTTACTTTATATGCAATTAAGTTAATAGCACCGACAGTAGCATAAAGTTCTTGGTTAACATTTGATAATAATGCCTGAGCACTAGTATTCAATCTGTTAAATGCACGACCAATTACAATAGCGTTGAAGTTGCTACTGAACAAAATGTCCCATGCTAAACCAGTAGCAATTAAACCAGCATCTCTGTTACTTAGTGTTTGACTAATCGGATATGCTTGATAGTACTTTGTTACCCATACTTGAGCATCGCTTGCGATTTCGCTGTTACGTGCTACTACTTCTGTATAAGCAGTTTGTAGGGCTGCACTAGATACTAATGCATATGCTCCACTAGTTACTGGAGTCATTGTTGCATTACCAGTAAGTGTTGTACTTGATACTGATTGACTTGTACTTACTGTGTAAGTACCTGTAGCACCTGCTGTGTAGAAATTAATTGTACCTGTAGGAGCACTTGCACCAAAGTTATTTGGATATCCAAATGCATTTACAAGAGTAATAGTTGTTCCAGATGTATATGTTGAAATAACATAACTACCTGCTGGGATATTTGTACCTGTTACAAACTGTCCAGCTGCAATACCAGTAGCACTGCTAACTACAAATGTGTTAGTCCCGTTTGATCCGCCGCTGGCAAATGTTGGTGATGCTGCTGCTGTAGTACCAGTAACTTGACTTACTAGGTAGGTCGGTGTACTTACACCTGTACCGGTAATTTGCATACCTGGAACAAGAGTACCACTAGTTACCGCAGTAACAGTCATAGTTGTACTGGATATTGATCCTGTTACTACTGAAGTACTGGTGTTAGCAACACCGTTGTTAATCCAGTAAATCACATCCTGTATACGAGCTGCTGCAAATGCTGCGGCTGCGGCTGACCCTGCAGTACCAGATGTTGATTGTGTTGCAGTATATGGTGCAGTTGTTGAGCTTGCTGAAACTGTTGATGCAGTTACGATCTGACCGATGATTGCTGATACACGCTGTAAGGCTGCTACAGTAGATGCAAGATATGTTGTTGTAATTTGATTAATGTTTAATGAATAGTATGAACTACCATTAATAACACTTTGATTGTTACAACCGTATGCCATGTCATATTGTAGACCATCTAATACAAAACCAATATCACGCAGTGTTTCTGCTTGATATCCGCCAGTAGTAAATGCTGTACTTGTCCAGATTGAATTATAGTTCACATTTAGGAAGTTAGCAATCTCAGACTTAATAAAGTTGTAATTGTTTTTAATTTGTGTTACACCATCGCCAAACCCAGCTAGGTATGAAGTATTATAACCAGTCAATGTCGGAATAGTATATGTTACCGGTGCTTGTTGTACACCGTTGTAAATCATATCTTCAATTAATGCAATATCTGTTAATACAGTATTAATTGCTGTTTGTGATCCGGTATCACCACTTGGTAAAGTTGTAATTTGACTTTGTGTATTTCCGGTTGTAGCAGTTACCGTTGCGTTTGTTAACAAATTAGGCAATACTGCAGAAATTCTCTGTAGTGCCGCTACTGATTTTGGTTTGTCGTTAACTAGATTTAATACTGCAGGTGCTGGTTGCACAATAGTTGAACGTAGTTCGTCTCCAACAATCGCTGTGTATGCTGGTACAATGATTGGTAATATTTCGGTATATGTACCAGTCTTAACACTAATTGTAGTGTAAGGTGTAATTGCAGTTAGTAGCTGACTAGTATTACCTAAACTTAATGTACCTGTAAGGATTGTAACTAAATTTTGAGTGATAGTAAGAGCTGACGATTCTATGTTTGCAGTAGTAACACTTGTTGTATTTTGTATTGCACGACTACCTGAACTAATGCCATTTAAGGATTGATAGTTATTAGTCGGTGCAGTATTTGATAGTACTGCTGGTAGTAATGTATTTTTTAGATAATTTAAAGCTGCTACAAACGGTATAATGTCGTATGTATTAACACCGGTTGCATATGATGTTCCTGCAGCATTAAAATATGCTTGAGTATTTTGAGTAGTTTTTAATGTGCCGCTATGAGTTAGGTCAAATACAATACCATCTATTGTATAACCAGTGTCACGCTCTGTTTTAGAACTATCATAAACATATGTACCTACGTTTGTTGAACCGGTACCTACTGTAAACAAACTAGGATTAGAGTTTACAGCATTTGCGTATGTAGTAGCAATATTAAATGTTGTGCTTGTCAATACTTGGGAAACATAGTATGTTGTTCCAGCTACAATATTTCCAGAGCTTGTTGTAAAGCTGATCGGCATACCTTGATATAGATTTGCTGTAGTGGTCTGCGCAGCATTATTTGTGCCGCCTACGGTGATTGTAGTCGAACTAGTACCAGTTACGTTAACACTATATTGATTCTGAACATAATTATTAACTTCTTTCAATGCAAACTGTTTATTAATAGCTAATACTGGGCCTGCATTTTGGTATAGATAACCGTTTTCAACTTGATAACAAGCATAACGAATAGTCTTCCAAGGAGTGTCAAGTGTAGTACCTTGACCGTTTGTTAGGGTATCTACTCCAGTGTTTGCTGAGACATAAACAATATTGTTGATTTGTCCATAGTACTGCCATGAAGGTAGTGAATTATTTACACGTAGAATTTGACCGTTTGATCCAATTGGTAAACGTGTTGCGCCACTATTACCATAGTAGAACATGTCACCTGTAGTGGTCAATACTGCTTGCTCAGTACCTGAGGCTAATAAATTCCAATAAGTTGCAGTTGTGTCAGCTGCTGGATTGTTTCCTGAAGCGGATACGTGAGCAAGCACACATATGTAACTACTTGCTCCGTAGAACACTGCATCACCAGCAACATAGGTATTGCCTGTTCCCCATGTTGTTTCAATACCTGAGGTAGTAATACCTGTAATTGCACCACTGTTTACTGTACTAACTGTGATAGACAAATCATTAGCTGGGCTTGTACCGCCTAAACTTGTACCTAAAATCTTTAATGTATCACTAGTAGCGTAACCAGTTCCGCCAGCTTGCACGGTTGCAGTATATACTGTACCTTTGGCAGTAACGTTAAATGTTGCTGAACTTCCACCACTACTTACATTAGTAGCACTTACTGCACTATATGTTCTTTGATTATCATTCCAGCGAATTCCAGAATTTAATCTTGACCAATAAGTAGCAAATGGCGGAGTTGGGTTAGTAGTACCTGTTGAAATTCCTGCGGCTGTGGTCAATGGAAGAGCTGTACCACTACCTTGTGTTGCAGTTACAGTAAAGTGAGTACTATCAGGGATCGTATTTACATAATATTGTGTACCTGATACTAATCCTCCCAGTGATGTACCGAATGTAATCGGTAATCCAACTGCTAATAAACTAGTAGTTCCTGCTACTGTACCAAATACAGTACCAGTTAGACTTCCAGTTAATGCATACTGTACTTGACTAGTGCTTGGTGTTCCGGTAACTACAAATGTTCCATTAAATCCGGCTGGCGTCATGCCTGATACAACAATAGTTTGTCCTGTTACAAATGGAATATTTGATTGAGTAGCATATGTTAATGTAGCTGTTCCACCTGTTGCAGTTGCTGCGGTAACAGTAATGCTAGCCAATGCTACTTGATTAGGACGAGTAAGATCGGTTGAGACTGTTGTGCTGATAGCACCCAATGTCTGAACAGAATTATCTACTAAAGCGAGATATGTGTATCCACCTAAACTAACTACATCACCTGTTCTATAACTATTGGCACTATTCCAACTACTACGATAATTAAATCCTGTTGTAAATGGCTGCCAGTATGATGTAGCTGTACTAGGTGTTTGACCTATGTTACTTTGAATAGCAGTATAGGTATATCCACCATAGGTAACCATGTCACCTAACACATAATTAGTTGTTACATTCCATGAATTTTTAAATTCAAAACCGTTAACAAATAAACTAAACTTTGTTGCATCTAATGTTGTACCTGTTGAAGTATGTGCGGTGGTACAGATCCATAGATCAGCACCGTAGGTAACAATGTCGTTTAATTTATAACGAACACTTGATCCACTCCATAAACCCTGATAAGCAACACCTGCATTGAAGATGTCCCATTTGCTTTGATCATTTTCAAGACCTAATGTATTTGTAGCTGCAGAAATGTGAGCAGTATTACAAACATAAGTATATCCGTTATAACTTACCAAGTCAAGAACTTTATAACGTGTACTTGCAGTCCAAGAACTTAACCAGTTAAAACTAGTAGCAAATACTTGCCACTTGCTTTGATCATTTTCAAGGCCTAGATATGTAGGACTTACATAGGTAGCAGAAGTATGTGATGTTAAACAGATATACACGATGCCACCGTATAGTACCTGATCTCCTACTGTGTAAGATGTAGAAGGTGTCCAAGTTCCAGTCCATCGACTACCGTCGGCTACAACACTCCAATAACTTGAAGTTAGGTCTGTTGCAAACTGTGCTGATGCTGTATTACTTACGATACAAATATAAGTTTTACCACCAACTGTGACCACGTCATCTACAACATACTGTGTACCTGTAGTCCATGCACCTTGATAAACAAACTTAATTCTACCTAGTTTAAATTCTGCCATTTTTTATGTTCCTCTGATAGTATTTATCTTATTTGATTCTTTCTAAATTAATCACTTGTGGAAGATGTTTCTCATCCACCAAGCCATTGCTGCCATTTGTCCGTCTACACCGCCTCCGCCATAACTACCAAAATTTGGCAATGTTGGGGGATTGTTGCCTGCTGGACCAGCAATATACGTTTTGTTGGTTGTTGTAGGATTTACACCAGTAGGATTAACTCCTCCCATTCTTATTACAGATCCCGAATTTCCATTAGGAATTGTTGATGATAATAAATTTGGACTTCCAACGTTAACTGAACCTGCAATTAAATCTCCGGTGTAGGTATTTGCACCACCTTGACTTAAACGACTGGCTATGTAAAGTTTGATTGATTTTTGTGTCGGCAATATTGAATCACTATTAGCTGTAAACGTAGCATCTGAACTAAATTGTGTAATTACTGTAGACGAACCACCTACACTAATTCCGCCGAGACTTAAACTACTTAAACCACTTAGACCAAATTGACTAGCACTTAGGGTAATAATACCTGTTGCTTGTTGTACACCAAACAAGTTACCAACTTTAAAGTTACCGTCTTGGTCAGTACTTGTAAAGAACACACGACCATAGTTGACTTCAACTGTTTGATTTTGAGAAAGAGCCACGTAACCAGCTGTTGGATATCCTGGATAATTTGAGTTCAATTGATCTCCGTAACCAATATTTAAGAAGTCATGATTGGTTAACCGTGCTTGACTATACTTACTTCGAATACTGATTGTTGTGCCGTTTGCAGTCGAATTACTTGTAGTTATTGCCGGACTGACACTTACGTTTGCCTGTAAGTTTGGAGCAACTGTATTGTAAACACTATATGCACTGGTTACTTTATAAACTTGGCTTACTCCGGTAATAGTTAAGTTATCGCCTGGGCTAGGTAATCTAGTCAAGTTATTGATAATAACAGTCAATCCAGTTTGATAGGTGTCAGCATAGCCGTTACCTGAAACAATTACCGATGTTGATGTTGTGTTATATCCCAATCCTCTAGAAACCCAAGTTGGGCTACCTAACACACCTTGGCTTATTCTAGGAACTACTACAGCTAGTGTAGTTACGTTAGGATCAGTAAATGTTACAGTCGGTGTAGTTGCATATCCGCCACCTGGTTCAAATTCACTAATCTGTGTAATTGTACCTGATGTGACACTTGGGCGTCCTTTGGCTGTAGCACCGTAAGAAATATATGTTCCAGTACCGGTACCACCTAATGTCACAAATATTCCAAGATTAGTTGATGCTTGGTAACCAAAGCATACTGCTCCGTATTGATTATTGCCAACTGTTTGTGATCTCCACTGACCTGCACCCTCAGAGGTGTATGCGTTTGCACTTCCTGAACTTGGTAGTGCCAAGAAAATACCGTTACCATAAACTACTAGATTGGCTGAGACTACTAAGTTTGAAGCAGTCCAAGATAAGCCATCTAGACTATATGCAGTTGTTGTTCCACCATTAGCTACTGCAACCGCTATAAATTGATTATTACCGAATGTAACACTTTGCCAATTATTAGCTGGCAACGTAGAAGCATTCCAAGTAATACCATCTAATGACCACGCCGCAGTGGTTGAACCAACTCCGCCTGCTATGGCTACAAATACACCAAAGCCATAGGTTAAACTAATCCAGTTAGTTGAAGCTGGCATTGTTGTTGCAGACCATGTAGCTCCGAAGTCAGTACTATAAGCAGCAGCATTAGTATTACCAACTTGGCCTGAAGTTAACGCAACAAAGGTACCTTTACCGTATGCCACATATTGCCAGTTAGCTGAACTAGGCAGCGTTGTTGTTATCCAACCTTGGCCATTTGATTTTGAAACTGCAGCCACGTTACTGCTACTAGTTGATACTGTTACCCAGTAACCGTTTCCGTACGCTATGCCAAACCAGTTTTGGCTACTTGGCATTGATATTGAAGTCCAGTTAGATCCGTCTGAGGATCCAGCAGCAGTTGAACTAGTTCCAGCAACAGCAATCCAATAACCATTTCCGTATGCCATACCATTCCAAGTACTGCCTTGAGCTAGTGTTACAGGGGAGTATGCATTAGTTTGTGTAAATGCAGGAGCTGAGTAAGTTATTCTTGGTTCGATATAATAAACTGAAGATGCATCTAAAGAACTAGATATTGGACTTCCCACGTTAATATGATCCCATCCGACCGCAGCAAGATTCATAGCACCGGTTTTTGTAGTTAATGTTAAAGGAGTACCTACTGGTAAACTTGCACTAACTGTAAAGTTACCAGCACCTATTGTATTGATATAATATGTTGTACCTAATACTACATTACCAAATAGTGTTGTTGAGAAGGTACCAGTGATTGCACTACCTCCTGTTGATAGTGTTACCGATGTTTTAGCACCCGTTGCGGTGGCTGTCATTGTGCCTGATGCAGTTACTAATGCAGTATGTTGAGGACATGTAATTACAGTCATTGACCCAGTACCTGCTGTCAACTGCACAGCTTGTCCGCCATTAGTTTGACTGATTGTAAATGTTCTTGAATCGTTAATAACTGAAATATAGTAAATTGATTCAGCAACAATGTTAGATCCACCAAATGTTATTCCAACAAATTTTATAGGATAACCAACTTGGAAACCTGCTGTTGAACTTACTGTGATCAAGTTAACTGGGTTAGCTGATGTTGCGGTTGCAGTAACTGAAATAATACTACTAGCAATACTAAACGAGTTACTACCTTGAATGGCACTAATATAATATTTTTGACTGTCTGTAATTCCACTGCTGCTTAAAACGTTTGTGAAAACAACTGGACTAAGTGCGATCAACGATGTTGTAGTACCAGTAAGTGTTGGAGGAGTGTTGCTCCAATAGTTGTTTGGTAAGTTGGCAATAGTACCAGCTGTCGATGCTGTAACTGTTGTTGTAACTAAATTAGTACTAATTGTAAAGTTATTTGAATCAATAACGTCCTTGATATAGTACTGTTTAGCAATAGAAATTCCGCCGATTGACGTTCCAGTAAACTGAATCGGATAGTTAACAACCATGTTAGTAGTTGAGGCTTGCAAATAACTATTATTTGCACTAAAGTTCATAGTCATAGTACCGGTTGCAGTAACTAATGGCCACACTGTTCCATATAATGATTGAGAAACTTGTATGGTGTTAGTTGTCGGTACACCGTTAATGGTTGGATTGACGCTATAGATATAGAAATTATAACTAGCTGACACACCACCAAATATCGAACCTGCACCAGCAGTAAATGTAACTAAGGTATTAGGACTTAGTCCTACAGTACTTGATACTGTAAATGTATTTGTATTTCCGCCAGTACTGGCTGTTACTGTTGCTGTGGCTAAACTTGTAGAGGTTATTGAAGTTGTATAGTATGTAGGAATAAATTGCACTGGCATCCCTTGATACAAAGTACTTGTGCTACCACTACCGCCCAATGTAAATAAATTTGTTCCCGTAGTAGTTGCAGTAACACTTAGTGGAGGAAATGATTCCTGCAACACATAAACATTTTTACTACCAGTGTCATAATAACTAATGTAACCATATTGTCCTGCACCTGTACCGCTGTTAATAAACACACGCATACCTGTATAGTTTGCATTGGTATTATTGTCAGATTGGGCAAGTGTTACATACGTTGATGTTCCGCCTTGAGCATTATTACTTGCTGTTAGGTATCCTGCTCCGCCGATAAATCCAGCAGAATCTGATATTACTCGAGTTTGGAATATGCCATTACTACGGATTTCATTTCCGATAGCCTGTGCACCTGTTCCTGCGCCGGTAATATTATAGTTTGCATATGCAACATATTTGTTTGTTGTAGCATTTTCAAGATAGAAGCTAGGAGCATATGTACTCTTAGATAATTCTACTTGACTGCCGTAAATTAAATTGTATGTATTAGCTGTACCATTTAATCCTTTTGGATATATTCTAAATTGTATACTGTTGTTAAGACCAGTAGTATCGTTAGCTGAGAACCATAATCTGTACCAGCCGGCAGTTGGACTAGTACTTGATATTTGTTGATTTAAAGCACCGTAATTTACTGGAACAAATCCAGCAGTAACGTTGTATGGAGTTACAACTCCTGTTGTAAAGTTAAAACTAACACCACTAGTCACAGTCGATGATCCAGAAAATACTGCTTGTAAATCTACACTGCTTGCTGTACCTTGTTTAACATATACACTAAATGTATAGTTCAATGCGCTATTCGCTGGAACAGTACCAGAAGGTGTTGCATTACTAATCGTACCAGGTCCGCTAGTTCCAGTTACTGTAATAATACAATCGTTAGCTGGAGTTGTTCCACCTAAAACTGCACCAGATACAATTAATTGGTTACTAACCGCATAACCTGAACCGGGATTATTAACCGTTATGGTATATGCTGTACTAGTTACTGTAATGTTAAATGTAGCACCAAATCCTGAACCACTTAGATTTGACGGAACTACCGCAGTATATGTTGCACCTGCAGTTGGCACTAAAAGATTTTGATATACATAACTACTGTTAGCAGAACCAGTACCAGTAAAAGTCCATGCTTCTACTATTCCTGTAGGTGCTTGATTAACTTTAGAAAATGTAACATTAGAATCGTTTGACCAAGATACACCTAAGAAGTTATTACTAAAGTTTAGATAGTTATATGTAGTACTGTTGTACCCAGATCCTGCATTTGCATAGTTAATTCTCAATAGCTGGCTGTTTACACCAAATGCACTTTGTACTGTAGCTTGAACTTGTGAAGATTGATTGAAAATAATTCCGCTAGCAGGAACTTCAGTAACATCGTAACCAGAACTAATAACACCATATGTACCATAAGAGCTGTTACCGTTAGTAGCACGAATACGACCACCCGCATCTGCAAAATAACCAGTGTATCCATAGTATGAGAAAACAGAAACAACCTCAGTTAATGCACTTGGGCCTGTACACCACACACCAATACCGTCATTAATAATGTGTGTAAAGTCGTTGGCAACAATTGATTTATTACCGCCATTATGTAGTGTTCCATCTATTTTAAGAGCAGTACATCCGTTACCGAATGCAGTAACGTTTTGTACATATGGGCTACGACGGAAAATCCATACAGTTGTGTCATTTGGTCCTGATCCAGGATCTAAACAAGCATAACTTGGTCCTGTTGGTCTTTGGATAAAGTATGTATCAGGTGCACTTAGAGATCCTTGGAGGCCCAATAGTGTACAGTTACGTAATCCTGAACCGTTACGCATACGGAACATGTCTTTTAAACAATCACCAGCATACATAGTCATAGCGCCAGTGGCAGTAGCAGTTAATGGATAAATTGTTGAACTGCTTGTTACTGTAAATGTTGTGATAGCTGTGGTAACATTATTAACTCCAGTAATGCGAATAGTTATATCATTTGCAGGTGAAGTGCCGCCGACACTAGTACCTAAAATTTTAATTATATCATTAAATGCATAGCCGGTTCCGCCATAGTATAACGAAACATTATATGTGCCAGCAGCAGTTGGGGTAGCGTTAAATTCTGCGTTTGAACCTGCACTCGATACATTAGTTGTAAGTACCTGAGAATAAGTACCTGTTGCAGTAGTTACCGCAAATTGTGTCGATGTTATAGTTGAACCAACAACATAATAAGTGTTACCGGCAGTAATTGAAGTAAATGGTGAAACGTAGGCAAATGTTGTAGTAACTGTTGGATCAACAAACTGAACTGGCATTTGATCAAGCAATCCGGTGGTTGAAGTAACTGTGAATAAATTTGTTGTTGAATTAGTAGCAGTACAGGTTGTGGTTATACTAACCGCTGGTTCGATAGTAACACCTCTCAGCTCGTCACCGTTGATTGCTGTATTTTCTGGAACAATAATCGGTAATGATTCAAGGTAAGTTCCGGTCTTAACATTTAGGGTATAGGTAATACCTGAGTTTGGTTGCGGAACTAGGCTGGTGCTCTGCGTAGTCAGTGCCGATGTAATGATTGCTAACAGGCTACTGGCCAAAGCCGGTGAAAGATTTTCTGGTGCAGATCCTGATGTATTTTGAAGAACTGGCAATGTAATACCATTCAGTGTTTGATAACTCTGTGCAGGAGCAGTATTGGTAATTGCATTATTAATTAATACTCCCAGTTGTGTTAACATTGGAAGATAGTAGGGAACATCTGCTGCTACCGCAGTGTTAAAAAATGTATTAGTACTGCCAAATGCAAAATAACTTAATGCGGCAGCAACTGTTTGACTATTTCCACCACGAGACATATCGTACGCTATGGCATCAATAATATATCCTGCATCTCTAACTGATTTAGTTGAATTTAAACTATAGCCTGCAAACAAACCATAGTATGGTGCAGACGGAGTATTAATTTGATAGTTAGTCCATTGGATCATTTCTGTAGTGATCCAAGTTTTATTATTTGTTAAATTAGCTACTGCATTTAAATTTGTAGTGCCAGCTCCAAGTATGGTGGTTGCATACTTGATTGTTTTCCATGGTTGATCCCATGTAGTACCATAGTCCGGTCTATCAGATCCTGTAGTCGATGATACATAGTAGACCTGAGGAACAACCATGATCTTAGTCCAGGTTGGCACTCCTCCAGTATTACGCAAAACATATTGAGATGTTCCGATTGGAACAGCTTGACGTCCAGTGTAAGTAGTTACTCCTGATACCACTGTAGATCCATAAGTTTCCATATCGCCGTATGTATTCATAGCATTTAATCTGCTATGCGGAATATAGGATACCCAGTATGTATTTGAAGTATCTAAATCTGGTCTATTACCAGATGGAACTTGTCCGCCGGTGGCTACTGCGGTATGGGTTTGAATACAAACATATGTGCCATTACTCCATACTACTAGATCGCCTACACTATAATTGGCACCATTCTGCCAGATTTTTTTCCAGAATGTGCCTGGAACCATGATGCTCCAATACACATAGTTTATACCTACAAAGTTTAATGTTTGGGCATCTGTTAACGGACCGAACGGCGCTGAACTAACAGTTAATGTTTGACTGTTAACAACTGCGGTAACGTACTGACCCTGGAATCCTGCACCTATAATGGTCATGCCGATAGTGATATTGGTAGTACTGGCGACCTTGACAGTAGTTCCTGAACTACCTGTTGCTGTGTATGTGGTAGTGAGACTAGAAATTGTTGGATCTTGGCCAATATTATCAACCTTAGCTGTGTATAACATTCCGTTTTTGTTAACTACATCGCCGATCTTATATGCAACCGCTACATTCCATGCTGACTTCCACTCATAACTAGAGTTCATCAAAGTCCAATCAACTGAATCAGTTGATGGTACATTTCCTATATTGTTTACGGTATTATTTGAATATTGATATCCACCATATTCTACTGTGTCGCCCGGTTGATAGGTAGTGGCAACGTTCCATGCGCCTGCAAATTCATATCCAGGTAACCATGTAGCCCACTTAGTTGGATCAAATGTAGTAGTACTAGTATGTCCACTTAAAGATATCCAAACATCTGCACCATACTTTACTAGATCGTTTGTTTTGTATCTAACAGCTGAAGTCCATGTACCGTTGTACTCAATGCCGGTGAATAAAGTAGTCCATGAACTTTGATTAGCTTCAAGACCTAATGATGCTGATAAAGCTGATGTGTGATTGTTAATACATTTATAAACAATACCGCCGTACTTAACTACGTCATTTAAACCGTAGGCAGTATTTGGCTGCCACGCAGTGTGCCAGCCAACAAATTCAGAATACTCCGACCAGTTGGTTGCATCAGTTGCAAACATTGAACTAGTATGTGCAGTGGTACAATAGTAAGATTTACCGCCAAATATAACTATGTTTCCTAGACTATAGAATGTACCGGTAGCCCATGGCCCTAAAAATGTTTTCCCATCAAGTACTAGACTCCATGCACCGTTATTGAAATCAGTATAGAAATTAGAACTACTAGTATTTGGTATTAGGCATGCATATGTCTTACCTTGGTAGCTAACTACCGCATCTCTGTTATAGAAAGTCGCAGGAGTCCATGTACCTGCCCAGTTAAAACGTAGTCTACCAATTTTAAATTCTGCTGCCATGTTATA